GGACGGGGCGTCGCAAATTGCGAGTTGGGGAAACTAGAAAAGAGAGTGATAGGAACTTGCACAATCGCGTCGTCACCTGCCGCACGAAAGCTCGACACAACCAGGAAGAAGAAGCTACCAAGACCTGCGTCGTAGTTAGGGCTCAAGTTCCGATAAGGGTGGGCGTAAGGTATCTCGAGAACAGCCTCCCGATTACCAGACGCGTGCAAAAGCACGTGGTCACAAGCAAAAGCCGTGACGATGTTCATTCGGGAAGCAGTTTGTGCCGCTGTCCATTTGGGGACCCAACCCATGAGTAAAATCCCACTCTGACCAGGACTTGTGTTGAGCACTGCGCGGAGCCTGACCGATCCACGCCAAAAATAAAAGCTACCGAAGATCTGCTCAACAATTGTAGTGTTGAACATTCCCCACGGGGCCCCAACAGAATAAACGACGAGCCCAGCTCCTGTTGCGTTGTTCCACGTGAAATTGGTCATGTATTGATCGCGAGCAACTATCTGCGCGACGCTCCAAGGACTCTCGTGGGTGGCGTCCTGGCGCGGTTCACGTCGGTGTAGTCTGCCCATCCCTACAACATCTTCTTGAAACTTGACCCCACGGTCCATGTTGGCCTCGAGGGTGGCCGGTGTGTGAATGAGCGGAACTCTTTGGAAAAGTCCAACTCGAAAGTCCCGGTCAGGGGCAATAAGAACATTCAAAGAGTGGCCTTCCCCAAAACACTCAACACCAGCGGTGCCAAGGTTGTAGAAGGTGTCGAGTGGGTTCTCAGCAACCTCAGGCTTCCAACAAAACTGGTGGATTGAACGATGACTCAATATGAACTCAGCCATAGGAAGTTGCACACCCTTGTAGCCACGAGGCATAGCCGCATAACTACCTCCACTGATCTCAGAAGAGAGCAAATCAAGAGGAGAGATCAAACCACCGAAGACTGCTCCAACAATGGCGCCGTCGCTCCCAACGAGTTTAACTCGCATGCCCCCAGCATAGCCAGCGAAGAGGCAGCCATACCAGTTGGACAAGCCGCCCGCTCGTGGAAGCAAAGGTGAGGCTTGTGACACAAGTGCCGAAAAAGGGATCTCGACAGACTCGGACTCAAGGTAGGCAAATTGCCAATAACGCGTCATGAGGTCTTCAATCCACACGACACCCCGTGGCGGTCCACTGGGAACTCCATTAGGCGAGGTTGGTCCCAGCTCAACAACACTCAGACGGTCAGAGCCGCCCGCTTGGGCTTGATCACTCTCTAGTTCACCGTCATTAACCACTCGAGTGCGAAGCATTTGAGAGACACACGGTGCTGACCAGAATCGGGTGCGCTCGCCAGTATCAAAACTGAACTCTTCCGGGTCCTCCGTGACGAGGTCACCAGTCTGGTAAAGCCAGAGACAAGCCCGAAAGTCTATCAGGGAACACCGAATGCCCACGCGTCCCAAGGCTAGAAACAGCTCTGAACGGAAAGAGTTGTAGTAGGCCTGTCCCCAGCCAAAATTTCGCCTTAGTACATCGTCCATATTCTGGACTAGCGCCTCACTAGGGGGCAGCACTTTAGAAACGTACTTGAGGCACTTGAGAGAATTGGCCCGTGAAGGCGCCCCAAAGAAACTCACTCCCGGGACATCTGACCGCCGGACTGTCGTGAGCTTAAGAAACTCCAACTCATAAAGTGATCGGTAGGTGTAAGGTGGGGCGTCCTTGTCCGCCGGTGTATAAACAATACCTTTTTCAGAGAAGAAAGCTTGAACGGAAGCGAAGTTGAACCATGGGACACTGGATGAACAAGTTACGAGGTGGTCGTCGCCCATTACCTTAAGACGCACGTGGCGCGCCATGTAACTCAAAGACGCACCAAATGCACGCCCGAGATGAAGAAAGGCCAACGAAAGTAGAAGACGATTGACAAGGTTTTTGATTATGGTAGTCATGGCCACACCAGAGGGATTCCCCCAGGGGCTCATGACCAAGGTGTTGCCGACGCGAATGTAAGTCCGCGACACGGGTAAGAAAAGGGCCCTACGAATTGTCGACGCCTCCCCATACCAAGAATCAATAATATCCAC